AAACCAATTAACGTATATGATATTGCTATGCATGCAGCTGATGCTGTATTGTCTGGCGGTGTTCGTCGGTCAGCTACTATTTGTTTATTCTCTCCAGATGATGAAGAGATGATGACAGCTAAGACTGGTAATTGGTTTGTGGATAATCCACAGCGGGGTCGTTCAAACAACTCTGCAGTTATCGTAAGAGACAACACTTCACCCGAACAGTTTGGCAAGATTATGGAATCTGTTAAGCAATTTGGTGAGCCAGGATTTGTCTTCGTTGAATCAACTGAACATACAACTAACCCTTGTGTTGAGATTGGCATGTTCCCTCAGATTGATAATCAGTCTGGTTGGCAAGGTTGTAACCTAACGGAAATCAACGGAGGTATGTGCAATACCGAGGAAGACTTTTATAAGGCATGCCGTGCAGCGTCTATCCTCGGTACCCTACAAGCTGGGTACACTGACTTTAAGTTTTTAAGTGAAACGTCAAGGAAAATCTTTGAGCGTGAAGCACTACTTGGAGTTTCTATTACAGGGTGGATGAACAATCCAGAAATTCTCTTTGATGAGAAAATCCTTGAAAAAGGAGCTAAGATTGTCAGAGAAACAAATAAAGAAGTAGCTGGCATTATTGGTATTAATCCTGCTGCTCGTACTACATGTGTTAAGCCTAGTGGCAATGCTTCGGTATTACTTCAAACTGCTTCAGGAATTCATGCTGAACACTCTAGCATGTATATCCGCAATGTTCAATTAAATAAAGAATCAGAAATTACACAAGCTATCATTAAGTCAAATCCATATATGGTTGAAGAATCAGTATGGTCTGCTGGTGGAACTGATGTCGTAGTGTCGTTTCCTATTCTTCCAAATAAAGGTTCTATTTACAAAGATGATCTTATTGGTGTTAAACATCTAGAGCTCGTTAAGAAAGCTCAAAAGCATTGGGTAGATGCTGGTACAAATGTAGATCTTTGTGCAGATAAAGGTGTACGCCATAATGTTTCTAATACTATCCTTGTCGATGATTGGGATGAAGTAGAAAAATATGTATTTGAAAATAGACATTCATTTGCTGGTATCTCATTCCTTTCTATGTTTGGAGATAAAGACTTTAATCAAGCTCCTAACACCGCAGTCATTACTTCTAAAGAAATGGTAAAGAAATACGGTGATGCTTCAATCTTTGCATCTGGCCTTGTTGTTGATGCAATTAAAGTATTCCCTAATTTATGGGATGCTTGTTCCACTGCTCAAGGATTTGGATTAGACATTACTCTTGAATCTGCAGAAAATTCTGCTAGACAAGATTGGGTTCGTCGTTTCAATAACTTTGGTAGTAATTATTTAAAAGGTGATTCTAAGAAAGCAGAACATTGTTTAAAAGATTCATACCTTCTTCATAAATGGAATAAAATTCAAACTAACCTAAAGCAAATCGATTGGATTGATGATCTTACTGAGAAAAAGTATACAGATGTTGACACCTTAGGTGCTGCTGCTTGTGCTGGCGGTGCATGTGAAATTGACTTTTAATGTCAATCTCTGCAATACGTTCTCCTTGTATAAGAGTCTGCACCTATGACAAAGACTTTATTTGTCAAGGGTGTGGACGGACTCGAGATGAAATAACAGAATGGTTTTATACCGATGATGCAAGAAAAATAGAGATAAGGGATCAGAGTGCAGAACGAATTTCGAATAGAATGCGAAGAGTGCGAGTCTACGACGGTTGTACTGGTTGAAAACGGTGAAGAACCAATGTTTTGTCCGGTATGTGGCAGACGAGCAGACGTAGAAAATATCTCAGAAGAGACATAATATATAACTATATGTGGTTATATGAAAACAAATTATTTGACGAAACCCCGGAGGAATTCCAGGGTTTCGTTTATTGTATTACAGAGCTTGATACTGGTAAAAAATATATCGGTAAGAAGTTTTTCTGGAAACCTAAAACACTCCCCATTACAAAAACTAGAAAACGTAGAGTCAAGACTAGAGTTGAGTCTGACTGGAGAAAATACTATGGGTCGAGCAAAGAAGTACAGTCTTTAGTTGAATCTAAAGGTGAAGATAATTATAAACGTGAAATCTTAAAGCTTTGTAAAACTAAAGGTGAATGTACATATTATGAAATGAAAGAACAGTTTGATAGAAATGTTTTATTGAGTGATGAATACTATAATGAATTCATAGGTGGTAAAATTCATTCGAAACATGTTAAAAAATAATTCATTTTAAATACATTTTATGGTGTACAATTGTGTATTTCTGTGGTATAATATATCTAACAATTAAATAGGAGCTATATTATGGGAATAGAAGTTAATAACACTCGGTATTCAAAATCATTCATTGGTCGGTTTGATCCTTCAAACACTAAGGACATGCAAGAATTTGAAATGCTAAAAGCTATGGTTAGATATTTTAATAATTCTGGTCATGCAAAAAATCCATTACGTGTATGTAAGCGTGGTCGTAAGCCAATTGAAAAAATGATGACACCGCGTGGATATTATACGCCAGGATCTAAAAGGCCTGTATCGTATAACTACTTTGGAAATATTGTAGGTGGTATTGAGAATGCTTCTTGCTTTGATGTTTATCTTTATAAAAGAGGTTAGATAATGATTATTGTTGACTATAGTGGCATTTGTCTTGCTACCATTATTGTGAATAAAGTCCTTGACGAACAAATGATTCGTCACATGACTCTTAATTCTATTCGCATGTATAATAAAAAATTTAAAGATCAATATGGTGATATGGTCTTAGCTTGTGATGGTGCTAACAATTGGCGGCGTCAAGCATTTCCTCAATATAAGTTTAAACGCCGCGAAGGTCGTGGTGAATCTACATTTGATTGGAATGAAGCATTTCGTATTCTACATACAATCAAAGATGAAATCAAAGAAAACTTTCCTTATAAAGTAATTCATGAAGATGGTTGTGAAGCAGACGATATCATTGGTACGCTTGTACAACAAACACAAGAATTCGGCAATTATGAAGAAGTAATGATTGTATCTTCTGATGGTGACTTTAAACAGCTACAGCAATATGACAATGTCAAGCAATTCTCACCAATGACTAAAAAGCTAGTCAAAGATGATAATCCTAGGCTTAATCTAATCGATAAAATATTAAGGGGTGACACTGGCGATGGTATCCCTAACATATTATCAGATGATAATACCTTTGTTGAAGGTCTTCGACAAACACCTCTTTCTAAGAAAAAGAAAGATGCAATTATTGAAGATCTTGCTGAAGGCGAGTTGCTATACGCTGCTTCATGGTATCGCAATTTTCAACGTAATGAAACACTTATTGATCTTACTAAAACACCACAAGATCTAAAACAAAATATTATAAATAGTTATGAAGCGCAAGATCCTTGGAAAAACAAAGGGAAAGTGTTTCCATACTTAGTAGCTAAAAGAATGAATCGATTGATTGAAAGTGCACAGGAGTTTATTTAATGACTAAATATGTTTATGAAGTTCTTGATGAAGTGAGTAAGAAAAGAAATAAAGCAGATAAAGTAAAAGTGCTCAGAGATAACGAAAGCTGGGCTCTTAAAGACATCATCCGCGGTTCGATGGACTCAACAGTAAAATGGAATCTTCCAGCTGGCCAACCCCCCTACACACCCAGTGGCGAGCACAACCATCCCGCAAATCTCATTAGAGAAAATGTAAAGTTTAAATATTTCGCAAAAGGTGGACCAGGTGATAAGATGATCCCTGTAAAACGCGAAACTATTTTTCTAGGTTTGATTGAGGGCATCCACCCAAAAGATGCTGCTCTCGTTATTGCTATGATAAACAAAGAGAAACCCGATGGTTTATCTAGGCCAATCGTTGAGGAGGCATTCCCTGGTTTGCTTAAAGACTAAAAGGTTTCGTAATTTTAACTTTAACGCTAAAAGTGTGCATACTTCTGTACACTTTTTTTTGGAGAAAATTCCGATGGTATCTCAACTGGAAAGACTTAAACAAGATTCTGCTGAATTGCAGATCTATGCTCAAAAACTAGAAAAGCGAGGAGATATGGATAGAAAATCACTTATTCTAACTAAACTCAACTTTCTTAATCAGCGTATAGCTGAAGTCCAGTCGACAACATTCACCCGAACTATTTCCACTTAGAAAGAAAAATAACAATGTACACCCCTTGCTTTTTATGGTATAATATAGTATTATTAAGGCAGGGGGTAGTATACCCTCATTGAAAAAAGGTTTACATCATGAATATATTTATTATCGACCAAGATCCAATTAAAGCTGCTCAATTGCAATGCGACAAACATGTACCAAAAATGGTTGTCGAATCTGCACAAATGTTATCTACTGCTCATCGTATGCTAGATGGTATTGAAGTTAAAAAGCCATCTAAATCTGGTAAGCGTATGGTTAAATATTACGATCTAGGTGATATTGATCTAGAAGCAGAATTAGTATATTATAAAGCTGTACATCATAATCATCCATGTACTGTATGGACTATGGAATCAGATACTAATTATCGTTGGCATTACGAACACTTTATTGCTCTTTGTGATGAATATACATATAGATATGGTAAAACTCATAAGACCGATAGTATATTGCGTGGCCCTTTATGGACTTTACCTCGTAATATTCCTAAAGGTGGATTGACACCATTTAAACTTGCTATGAAAGCAAATCCAGAATGCATCGCTCTTGGCGATCCAGTGAAAGCATATCGTGCATTCTATCAAACTAAACAAGATCGTTTTAAAATGATATGGACAAAGCGATCAATACCGGAGTGGTTTAATGCCAACTTACACACTGCGTGATATAAAGTCTAATAATGAATGGGATGTAATTTGTTCATATGATGAGTTACAAATTATTCTTGACGAAATGCCTGATGTAATTAAAGTTCTTTCTGTTCCAAAAATTATTAGTGGCACCGGTGGTGTTCTAAGTAAAACTGACGATGGATGGAAAGAACAACTTGGAAGAATTCATAAGGGTGCTGGTAAAAACAGCAATATTAAATTATGAGAAGTACAGTTAAACCAGATGATCTGTATCAATATGATCCTATTACAACGAATCAAAACGTTGCTTATACTGCATGGAATGACGGTGATCATTTAGCGCTAGTTGGATCTGCGGGTACAGGTAAGACGTTTATAGCAATGTATTTAGCATTGAAAGATATTTTAGATAAAGATACACCTTATGATTGTATGACGATTTTTAGATCAGTTGTACCAACTAGAGATATGGGATACCTTCCGGGATCCTTAGAAGAAAAACAAGAAGTGTTTGAAGCACCTTATAAAAATATTGCGATGGAATTAATTGGTGGAGATCAACCGTATAAGCGATTAGTGACTAGTCGTATGGTTAAATTTCTAACAACCTCATATATTCGTGGAATGACTATTGACAACTCTATTGTTATTGTTGACGAATGTCAAAACTTAAGTTTTCATGAACTTGATTCTGTTATTACACGTATTGGTAATAACTGTAAGATTATTTTCTGTGGCGATTATCATCAATCAGATTTCACTAGTGAGTCTGATAAAGATGGAGTAATTCAATTTTTGAGAATAGTAGAACATCTAAAAAATTTTACAGTAGTCAACTTTACATGGGATGATATTGTCAGATCTGATTTTGTTCGTGACTATATTATGGCCAAAGAAATGTTAGGAATCAGAATATGACAAACTTTTTAATTGCTGCGCTTTTCGCAGTATTACCATTTACCGCATATGCACAGGCAATCGATGAATCTCCGCAAGGATCAGTTCCTCAATTTAGAGGTAAGCCTGTTATATGTATGAACAAAGACGAAATGATCGCGAATACCAAGCTCAATAATATGGTCCCTTTATTAGGAGCTCTTGGAAATTCATTCGATGGACAACAGTCAACATTTAAAGCATTCTTTCTTGTAGTATATAATGCAGATGAAGGTAACTATAGCTTCATAGAATTTCACAAAGATGGCTGGTCGTGTTTGCTTGGTGGTGGAGATAATGGATTGATTTTTGATTATGAAGAAATTGATAGACAAATTGGATGGGATTAACTGCTATCATAAACAATTGTACTTTTAGTCTAAACTGTGGTATAATATATAAAATGAAAAAAGGACTAAATTTTGGGAAACTTTATACATGAAACAATTGATCTTGGATACAATGACTTGGTTGCAGATACACGCTCAAGTGGTAGGACTTACATCGATCCTGATGGCAATCGCTATCCTAGCATTACTACAGTCTTAAGTCTCTTAAGTGAAGAAGCAATTGCAAAATGGAGAGCTAGAGTTGGTGACGAAGAAGCTAATCGCGTCGGTGGACGTGCTTCTGCGCGCGGAACTCTAGTTCATTCTATTGTTGAAAAATACTTATTAAACGAAGATACGTCAGACTTTTTACCACATATTCAACAAAGTCTTAGAAATCTTCAACCAATCTTAGATAATTCAATTGGTAAGATCTTTGGACTCGAAACTCCTCTTTATAGCCGGCATCTTGGTGTTGCCGGTAGATGTGATTGTGTTGCAGAGTTTGATGGTGTACCTTCTATTGTAGATTTTAAAACATCTAAGCGCGTAAAGACTCATTCACAAATTTCTAATTACTTTGCACAGATGGCTGGTTATGCTGTGATGTGGGAAGAACGCACTGGTATGCCAATTACTAATACTGTAATTATTATGGATGTGGATGATAATGAACCATTAGTCTTTAAAGAGCACAGAGATAATCATATCCAGCTTCTTATCGATACTAAAAAGCAATACGATACTCGAAAACTTTTTTCAAATTAAATGCATTTTATGGTGTACAAAGGCTAAAAACTGTGGTATAATATATCTATAAAATGAAAAAAGCTGAGGAGCTATATTATGATTAAGTTTGAATTTCAAAATCCAGATCACAACGATACTTGGAAATTTATTATTGCGTTTTGTATGACAAAGCCTGAAGATACTCCTACTGTAGATCTTCAGCGCATGTTGGCAGAACAGTTTGGCATTGAAGCAAGTGAAACTGCTTGTGCTTTAGCAGCAATACGGTTTTAGGAGATATATAATGACAGTTTATTTAGATATGGATGGAGTGATTGCAGATTTCTTCGGAGGTCTTGCGAAAAAGTATGATGTTGATCATTGGAAAAGCATTCAAGACAAAGAAGTAGCTATAGCTAAACTTGCAAACACAGACTTCTTCTATCAAATTCCTACATTCCGAGAAGACAAAGGACCTAAACGTTCTGGTGCTTGTTTATCGCAAGTCATAGTAAATTTTGTAAAAGAGATCTCCGATGGTGATTGGGGTATCTGTTCATCTCCTTTAAAAGGTGATCATAACAACTCTGCTTATTGGAAGCGCAGATGGTTAGAAGATAAAGGCTTTATGCCTTCAATTGAAAAATGTATATTTACTGCTAATAAGCATAAGTATGCATGGAGCATGCTTGATCATCTTCCAAATATTCTTATCGACGATAGACCACAAAATATCATAAAGTGGGAAAACGCTGGTGGAATCGGTATTCTTTTTCAAACAGATCAAAATGATATTGAAGAAGAATTATTTCCTGAACTTGAACGAGCAATGAGGATACGTTAATGTTATCAATTGCAGAAATGTGCAGATTGAAAGAAGAATTCGAACAAATCACTTATAGTTTTAATATGAACGGCGTTGGTAAATCAGATATAAATACGTTAGAGTGGTTCGTAGAGAATGGCCATAGGTCTAATTCTCTTCGCAGTGGTTATGAAAGAGCAAAAGAAATAGCATTCATACTCACGGAGGAGTACTATGGA